CGGTATGGATAGACCCAAAACCGAATTGGCATATCGTGTACCCGCCAGTAAATTTACCAGACGTAAGATACTCGCGAACGAAAGGGCCGAGGAGCTCGAAGGGTTGGACACCACCATCGATTGGAAGAATACCGGAGACAACTCGTATGACGGAGAGAAATTATCCCTCCTTGTCCACGATGAAGCGGGTAAATGGGAACGGCCGGACAACATCCTCAACAACTGGAGGGTTACGAAAACAACGTTAAGATTAGGTAGTAGAGTTATAGGAAAATGTATGATGGGTTCAACAAGTAACTCATTAGATAAAGGCGGAGAAAATTTTAAAAAACTTTATAATGACTCAGATGTTACCAAAAGAAACCGCAACGGACAGACTCGTTCGGGACTATATAGTTTGTTCATACCTATGGAATGGAACTTCGAGGGATTCATTGATTCTTATGGATTACCTGTATTCAATACACCAGAAAAAGAAGTACAAGATAATTACGGGGAGCTTATTAACATCGGAGTTATTGAGCACTGGGAAAATGAAGTTGAAGGCTTAAAAGGAGATCAAGACGCATTAAATGAATTTTACAGGCAGTTTCCAAGAACAGAAGAGCATGCGTTTAGAGATGAAACAAAAAATAGTATATTTAATTTAGCAAAAATTTATGAACAAATTGATTTTAATGAAGAAGCTAAATATTCAGCGTTACTTACACAAGGTACCTTTTCTTGGCAAAATGGTATTAAAGACACAAAAGTACAGTTTACGCCAAACCCTAACGGAAGGTTTAAAGTCAGCTGGGTTCCGAGTGTAAAATATCAAAACCGTAAGATAATAAAAAACGGTAATAAATATCCTGGAAATGAACACATAGGTGCATTCGGTTGTGATAGTTATGACATATCTGGAACCACCGATGGTAAAGGATCTAAAGGTTCACTTCACGGATTAACTAAATTTAGTATGGACGAAGCGCCTACTAATCAATTTTTTCTTGAATATATAGCTAGACCACAAACAGCTGAAATGTTTTTTGAAGATGTATTAATGGCTTTAGTGTTTTATGGAATGCCAATATTAGCAGAAAACAATAAACCTAGATTGCTATATTATTTAAAAAGAAGAGGATATAGAGGTTATTCAATGAATAGACCTGATAAAAGTTATAATAAATTATCTGTTACAGAAAAAGAAATAGGAGGAATACCTAATTCAAGTGAGGATATAAGACAAGCTCATGCAGCTGCAATTGAAAGCTATATAAACGAACATGTAGGTATAAAGATTGATGGTGAACACGGAAATATGTATTTTAATGATACATTAAATGATTGGGCTAAATTTGATATGAATAAAAGAACTAAATTTGATGCAGCTATAAGTTCAGGATTAGCTATTATGGCGTGCAATAAAAATTTATACGTACCAAAACAAATTAAACAATTAAACAATAAAGTAAATTTTAGTTTTGCTAAATATGATAACAAAGGTAATTTTTCAAAAATAATACAATAAATGTCAAAAGTAGTAACAAAAGGCTCTTTTCCAAGTCAAGCGGTAAGCGATTTTGAGAAATCTGAAATAAAATATGGCATGCAAGTTGCAAAAGCTATAGAATCAGAGTGGTTTAAAAAAGACTCAGGAAGCACGCGTTATTTTGCTAATAGAGATCAATTTCATAGATTAAGACTATATGCAAGAGGAGAACAGAGTATACAAAAATATAAAAATGAATTATCTATTAATGGTGATTTATCATATTTAAATTTAGACTGGAAGCCAGTACCTATTATACCAAAGTTTGTTGATATAGTTGTAAATGGTATACAAGAAAGAACTTATAGCTTAAAAGCTTTTTCTGTTGATCCTACAGCTTCTAAAAAAAGAACTAGGTTTGTACAAGAAATGCTAAATGATATGTATGCTAAAGATTATGCTGCAAAATTAGAACAAGCAGTTGGTGTAAAAACTTTATCAAACGATCCTGATAATATACCGGAAGATGAAGAAGAACTAAATCTTTACATGCAACTTAACTATAAACAAAGTATAGAAATAGCACAAGAACAAGCATTAGAAAATGTATTTGCATTAAATAAATATGATTTATTAAAGAAAAGATTAGATTATGATATTACTGTTTTAGGTATAGGTTGTTTAAAAAATAGTTTTAATACAGCTGAAGGAATAAAATTAGAATATGTAGACCCTGCTGATTTAGTATATTCTTATACAGAATCTCCTTATTTTGATGATATATATTACGTAGGTGAAATAAGAAAAGTTTCAATTGTAGAACTTAAAAAACAATTTCCTCAGTTAAGTAATCAAGATATTGAAGATATACAAAATAAAGGAGGTAGTAAAATATCTAGAAAAGCATACAGCGACTCTCTTGATATAGACCCTAACTATGTTCAAGTGTTATATTTTGAATATAAAACTTTTCAAAATCAAGTTTATAAAATAAAACAAACAGCAACAGGTGCTGATAAAGCAATAGAAAAATCAGACTTTTTTGATCCTCCAAAAGATGCAAGGTCTAGATTTGAAAAAGTAAATCGTTCAATTGAATGTTTATATGAAGGTGTAAAAATTGTAGGTCATGATTTCTTATTAAAATGGAATAAATCAGAAAACATGACAAGACCTAAATCTGATATTACAAAAGTTCAGATGAGTTACAATATTGTAGCACCAAGAATATATAAAGGTAAGCCTGAATCATTAGTTGGTAGAATGACAACATTTGCAGATATGATTCAAATAACGCATCTAAAATTACAGCAAGTTCTTTCAAGAATGGTACCAGACGGCGTGTTCTTAGATGCGGACGGCATTGCTGAAGTGGATTTAGGTAATGGAACAAATTATAATCCGCAAGAAGCACTTAATATGTATTTCCAAACAGGTTCTGTTATAGGTAGATCAATGAACCAAGACGGTGATTTTAATCAAGGTAGAGTTCCTATTCAAGAGCTAAGAACTGGTGCTGGTAATACTAAAATAGCTAGTTTGATAAATAGTTATAATTATTATTTACAAATGCTGCGTGATGTTACAGGATTAAATGAAGCAAGAGATGCAGCTATGCCAGATAAAAACGCTTTATTAGGTGTACAAAAATTAGCAGCAGCAAATAGTAATACAGCAACAAGACATATATTACAAGGCGGTTTATATGTAACATTAAAAACAGCTGAGTCAGTTTCATTAAGAATTGCAGATGTTTTAGAATATGGAAATACACAACAATCATTTATACAGTCTTTAGGTAAGTTTGATGTTGCAACTTTAACTGAAATAAAAGAATTGCATTTACATGATTTTGGAATATTCTTAGAACTATCGCCAGACGTTGAAGAAAAACAATTATTAGAAAACAATATACAGATTGCAATAGCCCAAAAACAAATAGAACTTGAAGACGCTATTGATGTTAGAGAAATAAAAAATCTTAAGTTAGCTAATCAATTATTAAAACTTAGAAGAAGAAAGAAGTTTGAAAGAGATCAACAAATAGCTCAACAAAATATTCAAGCACAAGCACAAGCTAATGCACAATCTGCACAAGCAGCAGCCGCAGCTGATTTACAAAAACAACAAGGAATAGCTGAAACTAAAGTAAAAATTGCGCAAGCACAAACTCAGTTTGATATTCAAAAATTAGAAAGAGAAGCTGCAATTAAGAAAGAATTAATGGAATTCGAATTTGAATTGAACATGTCGCTTAAAGAAAAGGAAGCAGACGTAATTAAAAATAAAGAGAAATATAAGGAAGATAGAAAAGATGAAAGAACAAAAATACAGGCATCTCAACAATCTGAATTAATAGACCAGCGTAAAACTGGCAAACCACCGAAAGATTTTGAATCTGCAGGTTTTGATAACCTTGGTGGATTTGGTTTAGAACAATTTGAACCAAGATAACATTTTTTAACAATTATATAATATTATATTATGGCAGAAGAAATTAAAGCTAAAGTACTAGACTCAGATGAAAAGTCTATACAAGAAAAAGAACAAGAAGTACAGAAAAAATCATCAAATTTTGATGAAGAAACTGGTATGTACAAAGTAGATTTAACAAAAGTTAACGAACAAAAACCACAAGAAAATGCCGTTCAAGAACAGGAAACAAAGGATGGCGTGCTACGCGGAAGCGGCGAGAATGAAGAAACTGGGGAAAAAGCCGAAGTGGAACTGCAAGGAGTACGCGAAGAAGAAAAAATAGAACCACCTATAGTAGAAGAAATTATAGAGGATGAAACAGATACAGTTAAAGCAGATACAGTTAACGAGAAAGGAGTGGATGGACTCTTTGAGAATCCCAACTCCACACCGGAACAAGAAGAAATACTACAGGAAGATAAAGCACAAGAGCCAGAGCCTAAAGTAGATTTACCTGAAAATATCCAAGAATTAGTAAAGTTCATGGAAGAAACAGGTGGAAGTATTGAAGACTATGCGCGATTAAATGCGGATTATTCTAATGTAGATGATAATACTTTATTAGTAGAGTATTATAAAAAAACAAAACCACATCTTAGTTATGATGAAATTCAATTCTTAATGGAAGATAAATTTTCAGTAGATGAAGAATTAGATAATGATAAAGATGTGAGACGAAAAAAATTAGCTCTTAAAGAAGAGGTTGCAAGCGCTAAAAACTTTTTAACAGGTCTCAAGGATCAATATTACAAGGAAGTCAAGTTGGGTTCTAAGTTAGCTCCTGAGCAACAAAAAGCAATAGAGTTTTTTAACCGATACAATAAAGAGCAAAAATCAGCTGATGAATTATTAGCGAAGCAAACAACACATTTTAAGCAAGAATCGAGTAAAATTTTTAACGAAGAATTTAAAGGTTTTAACTTCAAAGTTGGAAAGAAAAAATACCGTTTTAATGTTAATGATGTTGATAAAGTAAAATCACAAAATTTAGGAAAAGTTTTTGATAAATATGTTGATAAGAATAATCTTCTTACCAATGCTAGTGATTTTCATAAATCTTTATATGTTGCTTCAAATCCTGATGCTATAGCAAACCATTTTTATGAGCAAGGTAAGGCAGATGCTATAAAGCAAATGTCTGCAGAAGCTAAGAACATTAATATGAATCCTAGAAAAACTGCAGACGGTTATGTTGAAACCGGAGGAATAAAAGTAAGAGCTATCTCAGGTGATAATGATACTAAGCTAAAATTCAAACTTAAAAATTATTAAAACCTTAAAATAAATTAAAAATGGCAAGTACAAATTTTGCAGTTGGGACTGACGGTTTAGTCAAGCCTAGCACTCAAAAAATGACTCTAGCTAGTTCTTATTTAGATATAAGAAATAATGGCTGGGCTCAACAATATCTACCAGAGCTATATAGCGAGGAGATAGAAAAATATGGAGACAGATCTATATCTGGATTCATTCAAATGTTAGGTGCAGAAATGCCTATGGCTTCTGATCAAGTTATTTGGTCTGAGCAAGGTAGATTGCACATTGCATATCAAGCAACAGTTGCTGCAGCTACTGGACAATTATCAGGAATCAAAAATATTGATGATGTTAATGGATCAGACGTTGCTCACTCATTAAGAGTTGGTAATACTGTAGTAGCTGAAGTTAATAACGTAGTATTTAAAGCTTATGTTAAATCAGTAGGAACTAATCCTATTCTTAAACCTTATGGTGCTGAGAACATGGATGATCTTTCTGGTATTAGCGCAGGTAATGCTACAATTAAATTTTTCGTTTATGGTTCTGAATTTGGAAAAGGAACAGACGGAATGGCAGAATCTATTGAGCCAAAGTTTTTATCTTTAAGTAATCAACCTTTGATTATTAAAGATCACTTTGAAATCAATGGATCTGACGCTGGACAAATTGGCTGGATTGAAGTTTCTGGTGAAAGCGGACAAGGCGGATTTTTATGGTATTTAAAATCTCAAGGAGATACTTCTAAAAGATTTGAAGACTATTTAGAAATGGTAATGGTTGAGGCTGAAAAGTCTGTAGCTAGTGCTGATGCTGATATTCCTGCTGGATCAGAAGGTTTATTTGCAGCGATTGGTTCAAGAGGTATCGTTGGTACTGGAATATTCGATGATGCTGCTGACCCAGTATTAGCAAGTTTCGATACATTATTACAAGAACTAGATAAGCAAGGATCTATTGAAGAAAACATGTTATTCTTAGATAGAGGTGCTAATCTAGGTATTGATGATATGTTAGGAGCTATTAATGCTAACTTTGATGGCGGTACATCTTTCGGTGTATTCAACAATTCACAAGAAATGGCGTTGAATTTAGGATTTTCAGGATTTAGAAGAGGTTCTTATGACTTCTATAAAACTGACTGGAAATATCTAAATGATAAGTCAACAAGAGGTTTAACTGGTGGTTTAGAAGGAGTATTAGTTCCGGCTGGTACATCTTCTGTATATGATCAAAATCTTGGTCAAAACATCAAGAGACCATTCTTGCATGTAAGATATAGAGCATCAGAAGCTGATGATAGAAAACTAAAAACTTGGATTACTGGATCAGTTGGTGGACCAACTAGTTCAAACTTTGACAAGATGGAAGTTAATTATCTATCAGAAAGATGTTTAGTAGTTCAAGCTGCTAACAACTTTATCAGATTTGATTCTTAATACTTATTGTATATAAAGGGACGGGTGCTTCGGCACCCAGCCTTTTATTTTTAACTTTTATTATATTATATCATGGAAAAAACAAAACAAAAAAAACAAACAGTTGTAAAGCCTGTTTATAAAGACAAGCTATACGAATTAACTATAAATGAAACACCTATTGTTTTTATATTAAAAAGCAAAGGTTTATTATGGTTTGATCCTGAAAAGGGTTATGAAAGAGAAGTAAAATATTGTCCAAACCAAAAAACAATATTTGTAGATGAAATGAAAGGTGTTCAAAGATTAGAACATGTTACATTTAGAGATGGCAAATTATTTGTGCCAAAAGAAAAACAAACATTGCAAAAATTTTTAGAAGTTCATCCATTAAACGGTAAAAAATTCGTAGAATATAACGCGATTCAAATTGCTGAAGATGATTTAGATGTACTTGAAATGGAATTAGAAGCAATGAATACTGCTCAAACAATTGATATTGATCATGCAGAAGCAATATTAAGATCAGAATTAGGAAATGAAGTATCTAAGATGACTTCTAAAGAGCTTAAAAGAGATTTGTTATTATTTGCTAAAAACAATCCTAAACTATTCTTAGAATTAGCAAATGATGAAAATATAAATATTAGAAATATGGGTATTAAAGCCGTAGAAAATAATATTATAAATCTTTCAAGTGATCAAAGAACATTTACTTGGGCATCTACAGGGAGAAAACTTATAACAGTTCCATTTGATGAAAATCCATATTCAGCTTTAGCTGCATGGTTTAAAACAGATGAAGGTGTTGAAGTTTATCAAACAATAGAAAAGAAACTAAAATAGTTTACTTATAGTGGTTAGGCCGCTATAAGCGGCTTAATCATTATATAAAAAAAAATTATGGCAATATCAGTTGATAAAGTATATAAAACAGTATTATCAATATTAAATAAAGAATCTAGGGGATTTATAACACCTGATGAATTTGAAAGAATAGGTGTACAAGTTCAACTTGATATACTAGACCAAAACTTTCATGCATACAATAAAGCAGTTGTCAAACATTCAAGAGGCTTTGGTGTGAATGACTATGGCAATATTCCTGAAAAAATTGAACAAAAGATTGATCCATTTTTTGCACAAGCAGATATAACATTAACAAATGGAATAGGAACGTTACCTACAGATTTATATAAAACAATAAATATTAGTATAACTAATAAAACTATTCAACTAGAAAAAGTTGAAAAAAGTAAATTATCATATTTATTATCCTCACCTTTAACAAAACCAACAAAATCATTTCCTGTATATTATCAGAGAGCAACAGATATTATTGTTGAACCTGCTTTATCAGATGGTAGTTGGACATTAGGTAATTTACTTATTGAATATATAAAAATACCACAAGAAATAAATTGGAATCATACTGTAGGCGCAAGCGGGCAATTAACAGCGCAAGATCCTATGACAGATTTTACATTACATGAATCTGATAGAGTACAATTAATATTAGGTATATTAAAATATGCTGGATTAGTAATTGAAGATCCAGCGGTAATACAAGCTGCGTCGGGCGAAGAAACTAAATTAATACAATTAGAACAATAATAAATGGGACTTATAACACAAACACATCGCCAGTATTATAATAATAGTGAGCAATTCGTAGCTACATCAAATCAAACTGTATTTACATTAACATTCGATACTTTGCCTTCGGCTGAGTCGGAATTTATTATTCGTATTGATGGTTCTGAAATTGATGACGATTTATATACATATAACTCTGGTAATGGCCAAATAACATTTAGCTCAGGAAGAACAGCTGGGGAAATAGTGCTAGTAGTTTTAATAAATAGAAAGCATGGGGATTATAGATATATTTCTTTACAAAATATAATAAATAATTTTATGTTTGCTTTTGTTGGAGACGGCAAATTAATACCAACATGTAAAAGAACTGACGCTTTGTTTCATGCTAAAAGAGGTATACAAGAGTTTAGTTATGATATTTCAAGAGTTGAAAAAATACAAGAATTACAGGTTGGCAGTAGCTTATCAATTCCAATGCCACAAGATTACGTTCATTATGTAAGGCTATCTTTTATAGATGAAGCAGGTGTAGAACACATAATATATCCAGCAAGATACACATCTAAACCATCACAATCAATATTACAAGATGATGATTATAATTATCTTTATGATAATGATAGCACATTATTAACTGGTACTCCTGTTACAGATACAAATTTTAAAAACTTTGATCATGGTAATATAAGTGGTACATATAATGATGAGCAAGTAAATTTTAGCGGATCATATTTAGCTGAAAGAATTACTGAGTTTGGTAAAAGATATGGTTTAGAACCAGAGTTATCGCAGCAAAATGGTGTATTTGTAATTGATGAAGCAAACGGAAAGATTGGTTTTAGCAGCGAATTAGTAAATAAAAATATTACATTAAAATATGTTTCTGATGGTTTAGGTACTGATGATGAAATGAAAGTACATAAATTTGCAGAAGATGCAATATATAAATATATTGTATACGCAATAGCAAGTACTAGACAAGCTTTTCCTGAATATATAATAAATAGATTTAGAAAAGAAAGAAGAGCTGCTATGAGAAACGCTAAGATAAGATTATCTAGTCTGAAAATAGGCGAGCTTACTCAAGTAATGAGAGGTAAAGCAAAACGTATAAAATAATAACTAAATGCCAACAATTAAAAATAACTTTCTTCAAGGTAAAATGAATAAAGACCTTGATGATAGAATATTACCTAACGGCCAGTATAGAGACGGAAGAAACATTAAGGTATCTAAATCTGAAAGTTCAAATGTTGGTGTAGTACAAAACATAAAAGGTAATGACTACGCTTATTTAAATCCTACAGTAATAGATAGCTCATTAGCCGAAACTATTAGGTGTGGTGTGCCATTAAGTAATGATGGTAATACAGAACTATGGGACACTATAGGTTATTATGCAAACTCATTAGAAGGTAGAATATATTGGTATGTAACTTCTTTTACCGGAGACGAATCAGATGAAATATTAAATTTTAAAGCAGCACAAGATATTTCAATACCTAATGCTAGCCTTACACATAGTGGTACTAATTTAACTTTTACAGTTGCTAATAATACATTTGATATACAGGTTGGTATGAAAGTTACTGGAACATATGTTACAGCAGATACATATGTAGAAAGTGTTACTCCAGGTGCAAGTAATACAACCATAACTATTAATAAAGCACCTAGTCAATCATTTAATGGTAGTGATTTAACTCTTACGCATACGTGTAGATTATATTATTATAATACTAAAGAAAATATGTCAGGGCCTCAAACTATAATTGATAGCCATTACTTAAATTTTTCAAAAGCACATCCAATTAATCATGTTAATTTATTAGGTAACTTATTGTTTTGGACAGATAATTATAATCAGCCTAGAAGAATTAATGTTGATAAAGAATTAGGTTTTTATGCTAATGATGAATATTTAGAAGACAAAATATCTGTTGCTCAATTTTCTCCTATATCTGCGCCTAAAGTAATTATGAGCACAGAAGCATCTACAGATGTTGGTAGTTTACATTTAAAAGATAAATTTGTAAAGTTTGCATATAGGTATCAATTTGAAAATAAAGAGTTTTCTTTAATATCACCTTTTTCGCAAGCATGTTTTATTCCTGGATTTGGTAAGACTGATCCAATACCAACTGTTGGAGGTGGTTTTTCAAATGGTCAAGGCGGTATGCTTTCTGCAGCTGATCAAGTAAAAGCTGTAAAAGAAACTGTAGTTGAATCTATGCAAAATAGAGTTAATAGAGTTGAGCTACAAATAGATATGCCAATTACAGATACTAGTATAACTGATGACGCATCTGCTAAAATTAATGGCAATACAGGTAATACTACAACTACACAAATAAATAATATTGATGGTACTATAGCTAATAATTCAACTTTAGTAACAGCAAGAGGTGATAATGCAAAAGTTACTACATCTAATAATACTTCAACTATTACAACAGCTGCTGCATTAACCCATCCAATACTTGATAATACTAATGTATACTTTTTTAATCAATTTGAGTCAACAACCTCGCCCGCAGCATATGTTAATGAATTAAAAATAAAAAAGATAGAAATATTATATGCTGAATCTGATAGTCTTGCTTTAAAAGTTGTAGACACAATAGATATTGATGGCTCTACAGAGTTTTCTTTTAGAGCAGAACCTATAAATGATCAAATAGCTAAATTAGTATATACAATTAAATTTGTATATAATTCTACAAAACCTATAAAAACATTACCATCCTCAGAAATAACTAGAGTTAGTGATATTGTTCCGTTAAGAGCTCATACGCAGGAAGTTTCTGGTAATAGAGTAATATATGGTAATTTTAGTTTAAATAGACCTTTAACGACAGCTATTAGTAAAGATAGATTTGATGTAACACATGGTAATCAAACTAACTATAATGATGAATATATATTACATTCTGTTAAATCAAACAGAGAATATTCAGCTGGTTTAGTTTTATCAGATAGATACGGAAGACAATCAACTGTATTTTTACCAACTAATTCAACCACATTTGTTAACTCACAAGCAACTAATACAAATGTTAAAACAGATTGGACACATTCAGTTTTAAAAATTGATTTTAAAAATCAAATTCAAGATGTCTACCATAAAGATACAAATCCTTTAGGTTGGTATTCATATAAAGTTGTTGTAAAACAAGCTGAGCAAGAATATTATAATGTATATGCACCTGCTCTTATTGACAATATACCATCAGGTAACACAAGATCTTGGATGACATTATACGGTGATAATATAAATAAAGTACCAAGAGATGTTAATGATACAAACACAGAAACAGGAACTCAAGGTTCTTCAACTCAATTATTACCTAGATTTATTATAACTACCGGATCAACTCAGGCGCCGCAAGATGATAATAATTTTTTAGATGTTATTTCTATAGGTACTGCATTAGAGCACGGTTTAAATAATACTATTAATAGTGGTAATTCTAGTGACCCTTTAGCTGAACTATATACAAGTCAAAAAGATCCTTTATTAGCTGAATTACCAGATGGCTTTGGTAGAGATCATTCTGGTAGTATGAGCGGTGGTGATTCTTTAGTTGTATTTGAAACAAAACCTTTCAAATCTGCTTTAGATATATATTTTGAAACTTCTACATCAGGTTTGTTAGAGCATTTAAATACTCAAATAGCAACACAATTAACAAGTGTAGTATCTACTATTACTTTAACTACAGCTGGTCACACGTCATTTACAGAAGCAGTAAATAATAGTGCTACAATCGGAGAATTTTCATCTGTAGATAATAGCGGCAGTACAATATCTAATGAAACATATCAATTAGTTTCTGTAACAGATGGCGGAGGAACAGATAGAAGCGGTGATTTTGAAATACCTAATGGCACTAAGTTATTAAAAACTAAATCATTTTTTGTTTTTAGGAATACAGTTAAAGATACATTTACATTTAAAGTAAAGGTAACAGATTCAAATAACCAGTCAGTTGAAGAAGATAAACAGCTTACTTTACAAAATGTTGCACCAACAATTAATGTAGGAACAACACCTATGTCTATATCAGCTAGCTTAGCAACAGGACTACAAATTAGAATAATATCTGGTACAAATGGTAGTGCAGATCTTGCAAATAATACATTAGGATTAAGTTATGCAATTACTTCTGGTAACACAGCTGGTAAATTTGCATTATCAAATGTAGGTTCTTTAACAATTGCAGGAGGACTAACATCCGGCTCTCAGTTTACTTTAACTATTCAGGTTACAGACGCAGGCGGATTACAAGCAAGTGCAGATTTAGTTATAAATGTTACGGCAGCAACAGTAAAATCTTTTTACAGATCTAACGGTGCTATAAATGCTACTACTGCTTGTACGCGACAAATTAATCAGCAAGCATGGCATAATGGTAGCGGAGATATTCCGACTGATGGTGATGTGGTATATCTATCACAAAATGCTACTTCAGTATATAACGGCGGTAATCAATGGCATTCATTTGCTATAACAGCGGTAGATGCAAGTGGAAGTGCAGCAAGAGCACAAATTAGTTCAAGTGGCGTAGTTAATAATGTCGGATTATGCGAAGCAGGAGATAATCCATAGAATTGATAAAAATAATTTATACGTAATAATAAATAAATATGGGATATTTAGTTGAAGTACAGTTTTTTAACACCTTTATATTAAGATCTGAAGTAACAAATACTGTTTACATAGAAGAATCAAGAATAAAAGGAGGTTTTAATGAACCGTCTGTAAGCATCGGGCCAAAAGCTCATTTACATGATGAAAACTATGCTGAGACTAGACGAGATAACGCTTTAATATATTCTGGTGTTTATAACTCAAGAACTGATGTAAATAGAACAAATGTATTTAATTCATCTGAGCCTATAACTAGAGCTGTTGATCCTTCTAACGGTAGTATACAAAAATTACATGCAGAAGACACCAACTTAAATATATTTCAAGAGGATAAAGTTAGTTATGCTTTAATAGATAAAGATGCTTTATTTACAGCAGAAGGCGGTAGACTTACTGCTTCTGGTGCTGCAGTTATTGGGCAAATAGTTCCTTATTTAGGTAAATATGGAATTAGTAAAAATCCTGAAAGCTTTGCTATTAAAGGTATGCGAAAATATTTTGCTGATAAAAATAGAGCAGCTATTATAAGATTATCAAGAGATGGTATTACAGAAATATCACGGGCAGGAATGCGAGACTTTTTTAAAGATAATTTAAAAACTGCTAACAAAATAGTTGGAGCTTACGACGATCATGCAGACGAATATGTTGTATCTATACAAAACAATGACGGGACATACGAAACATTAAGTTACGATGAAACATCTAAAGGGTGGGTAAGTTTTTATGATTATGGACCAGATTTTGGATTTAGTTTAAATAAAGATTTTTATACGATACATAAAGGAAACGTATATAAGCAATATGCAAATAATGATTTTAATAAATTTTATGGATTGTCGTTTCCGTCTACAGTAACTTTAGTTGCTAATGCTCAACCAAACATAGTTAAGAATTTCAATGCTATAACTTATGAAGGAAGTGATGTGTGGGAAGTAAATAGTGCTTTAACTGATTTAGGACAGCTTGCAGTTAGAATAGAAAAAAGCACATCAACTATGACTGGAGATATATTACCAAAATTTGTTAAAAAAGAAAATAAATATTATTCATATATTATGAATAACGATACATCAGACGGTAGTGGACAAGTTGTTGGAGTAAGTAATGCTGGTATTAAAGGATTTTTTAGTACAGTAAAAATGAGCGGATTTTCTGAAGATGAAATAGAATTGTTTGATGTATCACATAACGTTGTAGAATCAAGTTAAAATGGAATTAAATATACGCAGACTCAAAGAGTCAGATTACAAAACATTAGTTAAATGGTGGGATTGGTGGCCAGGTTGGCAAGCACCGCCTAAAAGTTTTTTACCAGATACAGGCCTTATAGTAGAAAAAAACGGTACTGGTATAGTTGCAGGTTATATTTATATGACCAATTCTAAGGCCGCTTTATTTGATTGGGTTATATCTAACCCAGAATACAGAGAAAGTGACAGAAAAGACGCGATAACGCTGTTAATTCAAGCCACAGAGAACGTTTTAAAAGGACAAGGAATAAAACATGTGTTTTCTTTTGTACGTCATAAAAATTTATTAAATGTACATAAAGAATTAGAATGGGAAATAGACGAAATTCCTT